CGACCGGCGCGCAGTGGTGCGGCGGGTCGGGACGTATCGGAAGCCGCGGCCTGGGAAGGGAGGAGCCTGACATGCCCCTCTGGCAAATCGCCCTCCTGTTCATCGCCGGCGCCGTCTCGCTGCACATCTGGCGCCGGCTCCGCGCGAAGGAGCGGCTGTGATGCGTGCGCTGATCGGCCGCATCCTGCTGTGGTTCAGCCACCACGCGCTCGGCTGTGGAGAGTGCAGCGACCAATGTCCGGAACATGGCGAGCCGGCTTTAACATCTTCCCCCGCCTGAAGGCGGGGGATTTCCAAGGGAGTTAACCGCTTGGAGAGTTCGCGCTTCATTGGCCCCGCAACCGGCGGCCTCCACGCCCGGAGTGTTCCCCCGGTTCAGGATCACGACCGCAGCGTTGCGGTCGGCATTAGCAAGAACGAAGCGCAGGACCATCGCGCTAGCGCGCGATCCGCTATCCCTCCCCGGCCTTCAGGCCGGGGCTTCTCGCGGAGCTTCCGGTGAGCGCGGCTGAGGATTTCGTCGCCGCGGTGCAGGCCCTGGCGAAGGCGATGCGGGATGCGGCCGAGGATCCGGCGGACCAGATCCGGCTCCTCATGGCGCTGGCGGCGGCCACGCCGCGCGAGGCAGGCAATCCGACCGCCGATCTCTGTCGCCGCGCTGCCCTGACGGCCCTGGCCAGGGCGAGCGCCACCTATCAGCCGGCCGCCTATGAGGAGGCCGCGGCGCTGCGCGAGACTATCTGCGGCCTCTTGTGGGCCGAGGAAATCCACGCGGCGGACCAGGGCGAGGATGCGGTATTCGACGCCTTCCGGGCGCTGCGGATCGCCGTTGCGGTGGATTTGACCGCGCGGGCGGCAAACCTTGCCCGGATCCGGACGGTGCAGACGGCTGCGCCGCTCCCGGCGCTGGTGCTGGCGAACAGGCTCTATGGCGACGCCAGCCGGGCGGGCGAACTGACGGACTATGCCGGGGCGGCGAATCCGCTGTTCCTGCCGGCGCGGTTCAGTGCGAGGGATCGTTAAGGCACGAAGATCATATCTTCTTTCGACCGAATCTGGATAGGTGACGATGCCTGACCACGACGCCAGCCCGGGGCCGACTCTCGACCTGCCAGGAATCACCGTCACCGCCGCGACGATCGACCCGATCCCCGACGACGTGGCCCTGGTCATCGATGGCAATGAGTTCCTGGGCTGGCAGGAGGTGCGGGTTACGCGCGGCGTGGAGCGCATGCCATCCGATTTTTCCCTGACCGTCACCGAGCGGTTTGCCGGCATGGCGACGGACATCAAGATCGGCGCGCCATGCCGTCTCGTGATCGAGGGTGATCTGGTGCTGACCGGCTATGTGGATCGTTACGAACCATCCATAGACCCGGTGGGGCATCGGGTGGTGGTGTATGGGCGGGGGAAATGCGCCGACCTGGTGGATTGCGCGGCGATCTTCGAGGATGGCGCTGGGAAAGAGTTGACCACGCAGCTTTCCGCCGTTTCCGCCCGGGCGCTGGTCGAGAAGCTTGCTAAGCCCTATGGCATCACCGTCACCGCCCTTGATGGCGACGGACCGCAGATCCCGCAGTTCAATGCGCTCCTGACCGAGACGCCGTTTGAGATCATTGACAGAGTGACCCGCTTCGCCCGGCTGCTCGCCTATGATGACGAGAACGGCAACCTTGTGCTGGCGCAGGCCGGCACCCGCAGCATGGCGACCGGCTTCCAGCAGGGCGTGAACGTGGAACGGGCCTCGGTCACCTTTGCCATGGACCAGCGGTATAGCGAGATCCAGGCGTTGCTGATGCCAGTGAACCTGCTTGGGGACATGACTGAGGCAGTCGGCGGCAACACCGGCTGGAACATTGTGCACACGGAGCGCGATCTGGAAGTTCCGCGGCGCCGGCGTAGGGTCATCATAGTGGAACAGATGTGGGGCGGCGAGGAGCTTGCCCGGCAGCGTGCCGCCTGGGAGGTAGCGCGGCGCTACGGCCGTGGCAAGGTCGTGACGCTGACGACCGACAGCTGGCGCGATGGCGCCGGAAGCCTCTGGCAACCGAACACCAAGGTGTCCGTGGACTTGCCGGCGCTGAAGATCGCCGAGCAGACCATGGTAATCGCCGAGGTGACGTTCCGCCGCGGCATGGACGGCACCCATGCCGACCTGGTGCTGATGCCGGAGCAGGCATTCCAGCCCGAGCCGATCACCCTGCTGCCGACGGATACCCAGGTCTGGAAGGCCATTCGTGAGGCGACCCAGGCGCCGAATGGGGATAGCCGATGAGCGACGGCATCCTGGAACGGCTCTACCGGCGCGTGATGATGGCGACCGGCCTGGCGCGCGTCACCACGGGCAGGGACGACGGCGCGACGCAGGTGCTGCAGCTCGATTTCGGCGCCAGGGACGTTCAGGACAACCGCTATCGGCTGGCGGAGTATGGCTTTACCTCCATGCCGCTGCCTGGCGCCGATGCCGCGGTGGTGTTCCTGGGCGGCGACCGCTCGGCCGGCGTCGTCATCGCCACCGGAGATCGGCGCTATCGGCTGCGGGGCCTCGCGCCGGGCGAAGTCGCGCTCTATGACGACCTCGGCCATGTGGTGCGTCTCGGCCGTGGCGGGATCGCCATCAATGGCGGCGGGCACAATCTGACCATCACCAATGCGCCGAAGGTCACGGTGAACGGCGACATCGAGGTGACCGGCGACGTGAGGGCCGGCACGGTCAGCCTGCGCCATCACAAGCACGGGCTGGTGACACCCGGCACCGGACAGAGCGGCGAGCCGGTTCCGTAAGGGGCACTCATGCAGAACGTCTCGATTGTCTGGGACGCGGCGAACAGCCGCGGCGACTTCGCGCTGGCCGGCGCCGGCCTCCAGACCGGCAAGGCGCTGGAGGCGGCGGTTCTCGTGTCGCTGTTCACCGACCGCCGGGCCGGGCCGGATGACGTGCTGACGGATGGCAGCGACGATCGGCGCGGCTGGTGGGGCGACAGCTTCGCCGACCGGCCGATCGGCTCGCGCATGTGGCTCCTGACGCGGGCCAAGGCCACGACCGAGACGCTGCGCCGGGCGCGGGACTACATCCGCGAGGCGCTGCAATGGCTCCTTGATGACGGCGTTGCGGCCCGCGTGGACGTGACGACCGAATGGACGCGCCGCGGCGTGCTGGGTGCGCAGATCACCATCTCTCAGCAGGACGGCGCCAAGCTGGCCCTGCGGTATTCCTGGACGTGGGAGTGACGAATGCCGTTTGAGCGCCCGACACTGACGCGCCTGATCGAGCAGGCGCAGACGGATGTTGCTTCCGCCCTCGGCCTCTACGCGCTGCTGCGGCAGTCGCCGGAGCGCGCCTTCGCCGTGGCGCTGGCCGGCTTGGCGCAGGGTCTCTACGGCTACGTCGACTGGATCGCGCTGCAGGCGGTGCCCTACACGGCGACGGACGAATACCTCGAAGCCTGGGCGGCGCTGGTTGGCGTGACCCGCAAGGCCGCGACGCAGGCGAGCGGGTCTGTCGCGTTCACCGGTGCCGCGGGGTCCGTAGTCCCCGCCGGAACGATGGTGATCCGCCCCTCTGATGGCGCGCAGTACATCACCACGGCCGGCGTGGCAGTGGCGGGCGACGGAACCGTGACCGTGCCCGTGCAGGCCAGTGAGGCGGGCGCGGCCGGGAATGCCGACATTGGCACGACCATGGTCCTGGGCGCCGCCATCGTGGGCGTCAACTCCACCGGCTCCGTCTCCACCGCCCTGACCGGCGGCGCCGATCTGGAGACGGACGACGGCCTCCGCACGAGGATGTTGGCCGCCTACCAGACCCCACCGCAGGGCGGCGCGGGCACAGACTATGTCGAGTGGGCCTTGCAGGTCCCCGGTGTCACCCGCGCCTGGGCCGCGCCGAACGGCTTCGGGCCGGGGACGGTGGTGGTCTATGTCATGCTGGACGACGTGCGGGCCGAGGCAGGGGGCTTCCCCAGCGGAACCGATGGCGTCGCCGCGGCCGAGCCGCGCGCCACCGCCGCGACAGGCGACCAGCTCCTCGTCGCGGATCACATCCTGCCGCTCCAACCGGTGACGGCGCTGGTCTATGTGGCGGCGCCCGTGGCCTCGCCGGTCAATGTCGAGATCAACGACCTGAACGACGCCTCGCTGCGTCCGGCCATCCAGGCGGCGTTGAGGGACATGCTGCGGCAGAAGGCGTCGGTCGGCGGCACGCTCTATCCGTCCGATTTCATCGGCGCCATCGATGCCGTCCCCGGCGTGAACCGGTTCTCGATGCCGGATCCGTCCGGCCCGGTCACGGCGGCGCCTGGTCATCTCCACACCCTCGGCACGATCACCTGGGGCTGAGCGATGGCGGCGGCCGACCTCACCAGTGCGGACTATCAGGCCGCGCTGCAAGCCCTGCTGCCCCATGGCCGGGTCTGGCCGCGCGAGCCCGATGCCGTGCAGAGCCGGGTGGCGGCCGGGCTGGCGCAGACCGCGGCCCGGCTGCACGCGCGGGCGAACTACCTGCTGCGCGACGCCTTCCCGGTGGCGCCGCTGGAACTGCTGCCGGAATGGGAGGCAACGCTCGGCCTGCCGGATGAGTGTTCGCCCAACTTCAGCTTCAGCCGTAATGGCCCGGCGCGCTATGTGGACGCGAATGGCGTGCTGCGCACGGCCGCGGCCGGAGAGTTGCGCTACACATTCGACCCGGCGACCGGCGCAGTCCTTGGGCCGCTGATCGAAACCGGCTCCACCAACCTGCTCCTCTGGTCGGAGGCGCTGGACAATCCGGTCTGGGCGCAGTCGACCAACTTGACCGTCACTCCGAACGTCGCGCGGGCGCCGGACGGCACCCTGACGGCGGACCGGCTGACCACTACCGCCACATCCGCCGACTATATCGTTCAGAAGCTCACCATCGAGGCGGGGGGGCGATACGCGCTCTCCTGGTTTCTGCGACCCGGCACGCAGACCTGGTGTTACATCCAGGTGACGACTGCCGACCAGACGGCGGGATTCAGAGCCTGGTTCGATTTGGCCAATGGGCGCGTCGGCCGCACGGTGCCGATCGGCCCCGGCCTGCTTGCCGATGCTTGGATTGGGCGGCTGGCGGACGGCTGGGTGCGCGTCTCGATCAGCGGCACGGTGGATGGCTCCACCACTGCCCCCCGCGCATGGCTTGTCCCCTGCGTGGGCGACAGTACGGTCACACAGATCGCGGGTGGCACGCTGGACGCCTGGGGCGCGCAGTTCGAGGCCGGCTCGACCAGCAGCTACATCCCGACGACGGGCGCTCCGGCCTCTCGCGAGGCGGACCACTACTATGCCGCCAGCATCGAGCAGCGGCAGGCGGCGGTTGCGGCGCGCTTCGTCGGCCGCGGCGGGCAGTCGGTCGCCTATTACACCGGCGTCGCCGCGGCGCTCGGCTACCAGATCACCATCACGCAGTTCACGTCGGCCGTGGTCGGTCGGGCCCGGATCGGTGACCCGCTTAACGGCGCCGGCTGGGCGCATGTCTGGCGGGTCAACGCGCCCGAGACGACGGTCCTCGTCTCGCGCGTCGGCTCGGCCCGAATCGGCGACCGGCTGCGTGAGTGGGGCAACAACACGCTGGAATGCGCCCTGTCGCGCATCAAGCCGGCCCATACCATCCTGCAATTTGCCTATGGAGGCTGACAACCGTGCATCGCATTGATTCATCCGGCGCTGTTGCAGTGTTGCCGGCTCCTGCCGCCGTTGGCAGCACGGTCGGCTACTGGAGTAACGGCGATCCAGTCGGCGGCATTCAGGCGACGCAGTTGGATCAGGACTGGTTCAACTCCGTGCAGGAGGAGTTGGTCGGCATCGTTGTCGCTGCCGGCCTGACGCCGGACAAGACCAACCGCGCGCAGGTGCTAACGGCCCTTCGCACGCTGTTCGGCGGCAATATGCGGGTCTTCGCCTCGTTCGGCACCACGACATGGACTGTTCCGGCCGGCGTCACCAAGGTTAGAGCGCGCGTATGGGGTGCGGGCGGTGGCGGTGGCGTCTTCGGCGGCGGATTTCCGAGCGGCGGCGGCGGTGGCGGCGGCTATGCCGAAGGCGTCTACACGGTGACGCCTGGGGCTTCGATTGCCGTCACTGTCGGTCTTGGCGGCGTCGCTAATGCGGCCGGCGGCAGCAGCAGCTTTGGCACCTACTGCTCGGCGACAGGCGGGCAGCCGGGCACGAATGGCACGGGCGCTGGTGTTGGGTTGGGGGGCAACGGTGGCATAGGCACGGGCGGCGCGCTTAATGTCATCGGCAGCGGCGGTGGCGCTGGCATCGTCTTAACTAGCGGCGATAAAGCGGGCGGCAATGGCGGCGGCACATTCTGCGCCTCGTCCACGGGGTACCCGTGGATTGGTGGCGCTGCCATTGGAGGGGCGTGGCCCGGCGGCGGCGCCTCTGGCCAGCCCGCCGCGGGCAGCACCGCATCCGGTGGCAATGGCCTCGTTATTATCGAGTGGTGATCGATCACGGCGCGGCAAATGCGTCCAGGATCGCAGGATTCCAGTCCTCATAGGCGATCCTGGCGCACTGCGCTTCCGTCAGTGGGGCGCGCGGCACGTCGCGGCGTTTGGCGACAACTGCCATGTGGTAATGCGGGATGATGCCGCTTTTGATCAGTTGCTGTTCGGTGTTGATGATCAGGCGTGCGATCGTCTGGTCCTTCGGGTCTGAAAAGTCGAAATTGCGCAGGATCCCGCAGAAGAACGGGCGCATGATGGTTCCGCCTGTCCCGATGCGCTCGATGACATCGAAGTACTGATAGGTGAGCGGGAGTATGCGGGACGCGTGGACGCCTTCCGACGGGTCGTGCTGAAGCATCCATTCCAGTGATGGCCTGGGCAGTTGATTGCGGAGTTGCCCAGTAAGGTGGTCGTGCCGGTATCTCGTGTCCAGACACGCATTGAGCGCGTCCATGATCTCCATGAGATCAGGCGGGAACTGGTGGTGGTCCGGGCCAATATATTCGTCGAAGATGAGGAGACCGCCGGGCTTCAGTACCCGATGGATTAGCTGGTACATCTCTTCGATTTTGACGAAGTGATGTATTGCCGCCTGAATATACACGGCGTCGAATGTCGCGTCGGGGAGGTCCTCGGTGAGGATGTCAGCGCAGCGAAGATCGATCCTGTTGGCGTATTCCTGCCCCGCAATCCTCTCCGCGGCAGAAGTGATCGCCGCCTGAGACATTTCGTAGACGACGATTGTTTGTGCGAACCCTTCCCTGACTAGCGCCTCCTCATTATGCGCGGTCCCGGCGCCAATCGACAGGACGCGCTCGGGCGGTGGCGTCAAATGACGCCGCCCAATGTCCGCGCGGAGTGTCGTATCGGGACGGCCTGTCACCGGCAGCAGAATCGAATGCACGTAAAGGAACGGATGCTGCGTGTAGTCGATCGGGTCACCCTGATTCGGCGTCGAGCCCGGAAGACCTGTGTTGGTGGCATAGCGCTGGTCCCAGATCGCGTTCGCCGCCTCTTGCACTAGGCCCAAGCTAGGGTCCTGGCCATCCGTCATAGGTCGCCCCTTCGCAGTCGTAACCAAAGGCCGATCGTAGCGCAACCGCCAGAATACACCATCCGGCGTAACGAACCGTTACGCTGCCAACTCGGAGCAATCGCTGATGCCCACCTATGCCCGCATCGCTGACGGCCGCGTGGCCGAGCTGATCGAGATCGCCGAGGACGGCCCGGCGCTGGAGGAGCGGTATCACCCCGACATCGCTGCCGCCTTCGTCCCGGCTGGGCCGGAGGTGCAGGAGGGGTGGGTGTACGCGGATGACGCGTTCAGCGCGCCGCCTGGTCCGACCAGCGAGGATCTGCGCGCTGCGGCCAAGGCCGCCGCCAAGGCTCAGTTCGACGCGCGCATCGCGGCCGGCATGCCGTGGCAGGGCAAGGTGCTGCAGATCGACGATGTCAGCCAAGCACGCATACTGGCGGGCAAGGCGATGGCGGATGCGGGCACGCTGCCGCCGGGCTTCGCTTGGCGGATGGCCGACAACACGCCATTGCCGCTCGACGCTTCCGGTATGCAGGCCATGGCCGAGGCCGCTGGCGTCTATGTCTATGCGCTTCGGGCGCACTACTGGTCCCTGGTGGACGCCATCGCCGCCGCGCCCGATCTTGATGCCGTCCAGGCTGTCGATGTGACCACCGGCTGGCCCGAGTAGCCAGCCTCACCCCTCCGCATCCCCTGATCACTGTCCGGCGCGCGCCCTCGGCGCCGCCGTGGCCATCGTCGGCGGCGGCCTGATGCTGCTGCGGCACTGGGCCGGATGGT